CCCGCAAAGGTGGCGGCTCCGCTGCCAAAGTTGACCGCCCCGCCTCCACTAGTGTTGATGTTTAGGACGCCGCCAGCAGCTCCTCCTGTGTTGTAAACCTCTAGCTTCCCGCTGGTATTTCCAGTTGCAGCTAAAAGAGCCATCTGCATAGTGGAACCAGTAGTGCTTGTAACGTAATCCGTGGTCTGAATTTGATTGTTTAAGCCATACGAAGTGATGCCGTCAGAGCCTATTCCAGCCCGCAAAATTCCTCCCGCCGCGACGCCAATGTTGTTCGCGCCGATGCGGTAGATGCCGGTATCTTGGTCAGCCAAGAACGAGATGCTTGGCGCTGCGACTGTTCCATCAGCCGCGGAGTTAAGGCTCTGGGGCGCTTGATTGAGAATGTGCATGGTAGTTTAGGCGGCGCGCTCTTGGATGCCTTGGATGGACGCATCGGTGGTCACGCGGATGAACTTGGCATTAACCCACTCGCTTCGGCTCAACGTCACCAGTTGGCCCACGTAGATCAGGAGGCCCACGGCGCTGGTGGGGGTTGTGCCATTGATTGTCATGCGCACGTTATCCGTGGCTACTTGGAAGGTCACATACTCCGTATCGGCGTGCAGCGTGCCGATGGCGCTGGAGGCCACCGCCGTGCTGCTAATGGTGGTGGCCGTGAGGTGGGCGGCGCCCTGGGTGGGCTTGAGCGAGTTTGGCTGGTTGGAAACGAAGCGGGACGTATTCATAGGGTGCTGGTCAGGTTAGGCTGCGCGCCACTTGAGCCCTTGGTTTTGGGCGTTGGCGACGAGGCGGATTTCACGGCAGAGGAGGTCTTCAGCTTGCCCATCTTCAAGCATGGAGGCATCGCGCTGGCCTTGGCTGCGGAGCCAGTCGGCACACGCGCCTTGGGCGCAATACTCGCGCAGAAAGGTGGGAAAGCTTTCGCGGTCCCACTTGCCGGGAGTGTCTTCGGGGTCTTGGCCGGCGGTGGTGCTGGCATTGGCCGTCCAGAAATCGCCTTCCTCGGCGGTGCTGGCGTAGTAAACGTTGGCGCCCGCGGCATAGGTGGCGGTGGCGCTCCAGGTGGCCCCGGCGAGCACAGGCGGGCGCACTTGGAAGGCGATCCAGACCGAGACGGGCAGCAGATCACCCACGATTTGCACGCCATCGTTACTCAACGCAAAGACGAGGCGCACGGGGCGCTCCGAGAGGCGCGGATCGGTGCTGGTGGCACTTTTGACGACGCCAATCGCGGTCTTGCCCGTCTGATCGAGGGAAATGACGACCGGCAGGAGCGTGAGCAGGGCAAACTTGGTGGTATCGAGGCTGCTGCTGGCCGTATGGGCCGAGAAACACACATAGTAGCGCCCATTGGCGGGGTTGCGCACGATGGTGGCGAGGGCGTAGACGGTGCCATTGGCCCAATCGCTCCCGGAGTAGGCTGTCTGCGCCGCGATCCAGCGTGCCGTATCCAGCACGTAGGTAGTGCCGGAGAGCGTGGCGGGAGCATTGCCCGTGGTGGAGACAAGGGCTTGGTAATACCGCTGCGTGGCGGGGAAGTAAACGAACGAGCCAAGGGTGTAGCCGTTGCCGGCGGCGTAGTCGGCGTGGTAAAAACGCTCCTCCACGCGCATGGTCTCCGGCCACCACCAGCCACCAGAGGGCTCCCAGGCGCGCTTGAGCCGCGCGTAGATAAACCGCTGGAGGGCGGCAGCGAGCTGCGTGCTCGGGTCAACGTCGAGCGGGTCGCCACAGAGGGCCCGAGCCCGATCAAGCACAGAGCGGTAGGTGCAGCGGCGCATGATCAAAAAACAAAATTAGGCGGCCTTGGCCCAGCGGCCGCCGCGGCGGGGCGCGGTGGTGGGCGTGGCAAACGAGACGCGCGATTGATCGAACTGCGTTTTGACGCCGAGCTCGGGATGGCGGCGGAGCATGGCTTTCAGCTCGTGCTTCCAGAAGCCCGCGCCCTCGCGGCGTCGCCAGTAATCATGCACGCGGGCATCAATCTGCGCCTTGAGCGCAAAGCCGGGCGTGATGCGGGCGGGGCCGGGCGTGCCGGCGAGGATCTGCGCTTGGCGAGCATCGGCCGTGGCAGCGGTGATGGCATCATCATGCGCGGTCATCGTGGCAAGCTCGCGCGCGACATCCTCCGTCATGTCCCCATAATCGGGGTGTTCGATGCGGAAGCCCGGTTTGACGCGGATGAAATTGGCCGTGGCGGTCATCGCGGAAAAGAGAAAACGGCGGCCGGCGGGGGGTGAGCCCACCGGCCGCCGGGTAATCAGACCTTGGTGAGGTCTTCGAGCTTGAGGTAGATATTGACCTCGCCCGCGGTGAGCGCGTTCAGATTACCGCCAGTGGCGGTAAAGAGCGCCTCGTAGGTGCCTGCATCCAGCGGGTAGTAGCCGGTGCGCAGTGTCGCAAACGCAGCCCCGTTGCCATCGCCGAAGAAGATTTCGGTGCCCGTGGAGTGGAGCTCGTAGGCGGCGATGATGGAATCATCGTCGTCCGTCGTCACACCATTGTGGCCGACTTTGAGCGACAGCGCCGAGGTGGCGCCACCGACAAAGGCAGTCACAAGGCGGAAGGCCGCCTTGGTGCAGCCGAGGCCGGCCGTGTAGGTAGCCAGCGAGACCACGCCGGACGAGACTGCCCCGAGGGCAACGAGATCGGCAAACGTGATGACGGTTTTGTGGGTGAAGCCAAACCGAGCTTGATCGGCGGCGTTAAGTTGGAGGTAGGTGGCCATCTGAGTAGTGAGTTGATGGGTGGTGGTTGTGCCTTAGCTACCAGGCGCGAATTTGATGAGCTTGAGCGGATTCATCACGCAGAGCGCACCGGTGGCGGTGACGATGAAGCGCGTGGAGCGCGAGGTCTTGCCGAGCGGGATCATGTTCGGCGCGTCGGACCACCGGAGCTCCATGTTATCAATCGGACCGCCGACCGCGAGGCGCTTGGAAGCGGCCGTGGTGGGATCGCCCGACGCATTGATATGCTGCGAGAGCGCGAGCTCGATATCGCCAAAGCCCGTCTCCAGTACCTTGACGGCACCGAGATTGACCGTGCTCGACGGCGTGGTGTTGAACCGGCGCACCATAGTGCGGCTCGACACATCGCGCGTGGAGAACGTGAGGCGATCCATGTTCCGCTTAAACGTGGAACCACAGAAGAGGACGTTTTCCTCGCTCTCATTGCCCGTCTGGCCGAATTGCGATTCCATGACGGCGGTGATGGTGGCGTCGGTGTAATCGGCAATAGCGGTGGAGGAGTCAATGGAGGCCGCGGGGGTGAGGTAGGCAGACGACACGGCATAGTGCGATTGCGCCGTGGAGCTGGCCCACTTGACCAGGCCGCGGGTCTGATTACCCACGTTGCCCGTCTCCAGCTGGCTCTCGTTATCGGAGAGCAGCGTAACTTCGCAGTTGCGCTTCAGCTCGATGAGCTTCTTGGCAATCTTCTTTGCGACGACGTTGCGCGGGGTGATCCCGGCTTGGTGCGTGGTGGTGGTAGCGAGACCGCCGATGGAGACGGCCTTTTCCCAAATCTGAATCCGCACATCTAGCTCGGCATCGCCGGCGGACGGGTTTTCAAAGTTGGATGGCTCGGCCTCGTCGATCGCCCCGGAGGTATCGGCGGTATCGTATTTCTCGACGGCGTAGGTGAGCTTGGATTGTTTGGGAGCGCTGCCTTTCGGCACGCGGGACATGAAGGGAAATGCGAAGGATTTCGCATTGTCGAATTGGTTGCTGAGGTCTTGGACCTTGGCAACCACATCGCGTTCAACGAGAGCTGGCATGGGAGTATTTGGTTACTAGAGACGGTTGATGAGTGCTTATAGGAGTGCGGCGATGCTCTCGGCCAACGAATCTTCGGACCCCTTTTCGCGCGTGATGCGCTGTTCTGCCTGGCGGCTTTGCGTCTGGCGGCGGTCGAGCCGGGCCGGCACCGTGCTGGGACGGCTCGGCGCGGCAGGGGCACGTAGAGGCGCGCTCGCGCGAAGCGAGCCGGTGCGCTGGGCGCCGGCCTTGGCCTCTTTCGCGAGACGCTCAATCAGCTCCTTGGACACCGTGATGCCGTGAGCGCGAAACACGCCGCCGATAAACGCATCCGAGGCTAGCAGCTTGCCACCGGGCAAAGTGCGGAGCACGGGTAGATCGGAGAGGAGTTTCGCAACGGTAGCACCATCGCCGGCCTTGGCATTAGCCAGCCAGGGGTAAGCCTGGGTGGCATACGCATCGACTTGGGCGCGGGTCTGTAGGAACTGTTCACGCTTGGGGGCGGCTTCGTTTAACAACGAGAAGGTCTGCGCCTTAAGGGCGGAGACTTGCTCGCGGTCAAACTCTTGCGTGCCGCCCTTACCATCGGGCAGGGTGGCGATATCGGCGTGCTCATGGCGAATCGCCCACTCGTGGAGTTTCGTCCACCGGGAGCGCTGCGCGGCGAGTTGCGCCGGATCGTCGATCGCTTCGAGGACATCGGGGTCGAGCCGGTTGGTATCCCGCGCTTCAAATGTCGCGAGGCGGTCGCTGGCTTGCGCCAGTTTCTCCTCGGCACTCTTGGCGCGGGCCGTGAGCTCGTCGATGCGGTCGTTGCGACCATCGCGTTTATTGGGGGCCTCCGCCACGGCAGGATCGGCCGCTACGGGAGCGGCTTCACCCTCGGGCGGCTGGCCCTCGGAGGGGGGCGTGGATTCGTCGGAAGCGGGTGCCGCGGCCTCATCGCTAAGGGTCGCGGCGACGGCTTCCTCGGTTGCGGTGTCGGCCTCGTCGTCGGCCTCGGGAGAGGTGGCGGCGGGATCGGCATCAGCTTGAGTTGTCGGGTTCAACTCATCCAAGGCAGCCGAAATATCGGCGGCGCTTAGTGGCCCGAAATCCGCGTCTGAAGTATCACCAGACACGGGCGAGGTGTCGGGCTGCGCGGGAGACGGCGAGGGAGCCGCGCTAGTTGTGGTAAGGGTCGCACTCATGCTTGTGGCAAGTGCGTCCCTGCGTGGGGCGGACGGTTAAACCGTCAAGAGGTGTGGGGCGGGGCGAGCGGGTTTGGACCAGTTTGGTTCAGTTTGGACGCGTTTTGGTCGGACTTTGCCACCCTGATCCACCGCACGACCTTCCGAAACCCGCCCGTGCGCCAGAGCGCACCACTTACGATCACGTCGAATTGATCGACGCGACCGCGCACGGAACGGCTCACGCTCCACGAACAGGTGCCAGAGCCAACCCGGACGAGGCTCCGTCCTTTTTCGCTTCGGTCTGTGGTGCGCTCATGATTGTCCTCCGGGTTGGCTCATCGTGGTGTTGGGCGAAGAAGTCACGAGCACGGCGAGCATCCCTCGCGAAGATGCTGAGCCATGATCTCATCGACCGCTTCCTCCACGCCGTCGGGACATTGCGAGAAGTCGGCGTGCTTGGCCACGAGGCGCAGCGCATCGAACATCTTCGCTTCTCGCGCCTTGGCCTCTGTTATTTCGCGGACATGCCACGCAATGTCCGAGTGCGTCGGTTGGGTGGTCGGCAGCGTCATGCGGCGCTCGATTTTCGCGCGCATTTCCTGCGTGCGCTTGTGCATATCATCGAGATCGACGCCCATGCTTTCAAGGTATGCGTCCACCTGCTCCGGTGTCATAGCATCGACTACGCGCCTGATTTCGTCGGCCTCACATTCTTCGACCGCCTCGCGCAGTTTTTCCATCGCGTCCTTCATGCGTCCGAAAGCGCGCGGATGCGTCGTGTCTGTCAGTTCATCCCACGCCTTGAGCGCGGCTTTCGCGGCCTCCGATTGCTCGGCGTTGTCTATGTAGGGTTTCCCGTCAGGATTTGTTGTCATAATAGTTGAGAATTTTCCCGCAGGTTGTGCAGCGCCACGCGCCGTCGCGGCATACGCCGCCGCAGATGCCGGCGAAGCATCCCAGACGCCGAACGAAGCGCCAGAGCCAACGCGCGCAGCCGGGGCAGTAGGTCGCACGGGCCAAGAACGCTCGGGACCGCTGAGTGATTCGGCGCGCGTGGCTCATCTTAGGTGTTGGGCGAAGAAAGATTCCCATGCCTTTCGACGAAGAATTTTGGAAGACGATGGAATCGGTCGGGTTCACCGTCAATGATGTTGTCCATGCAGGCCGTCCGAACAGCCCGCTCGACAGAGTTATCGCTACCGTCACTTGCACCAAGTGCCTCAAGCAAGAATCCCATTCGCTTCGTGACCTCCACATCAAAGAATGGCGGTGTTCCTGTGGTGCGCCGTTTGAAGACAAACCATTTCGAGAGGATTTTAAGCTCTTTTTGCGAGGGCATCGCGGCCCATTTAAGAGCATCTGCTTTTTGCCGGACACTCATGAGGGCGCACCAGACAGCTAGTTCTTTTTCACGCATGAAGAAGAAGGCCCAACAAGACGCCACAGCCAACGACCACGGCGCGTCCTTTTTCGATGATCTTATTCGCTTTCACGGCTCCGTCCTTTCGTCGCGTGGTCGTGGCTGAGCTTTAACGTTCGCCCAAGAAGCCGTCCGGCTTGCGACGGCCCTTGTCTGATTAGGCCGCGGTTGGTCGGAAAAGAAGAGCACATCGCTTTCCATCCGTAATTCTAAAAAAGCCTCTTTTTCGCCATGCCATCCGTCAATTTCATCCATCCAAATAGGACCGCTCAGGCGTTTGCGGATCTCGCGCAAAAGAAGATCAGGCCTATTAAAGTCAATGAGTCCATGCGGTTTGTAGCTGATGACTACGCCGATGTGCATCGGTAAAGCTCCAGACCCGGCTGCCAAGGCCAACGCGGCCAGACGCCCTCCCGGCGTGTCCATGGGAATGCTCATTTCGTGCCCTCCGTTGAGGCCTTATCGAGGGCGGCGAGTAGGTCAGGCAGGCTGTATTCGCCGCGATGGCGCTGCGCTTGCTTGGCCGCAAACAGGATCGCACGGCAGGCAGCCAAGGCGAGCGAGAGCGGCGTGGCGGGGCGGGGGGTGTCGCTAGTTTCCATGCCTCAATTCGGCACACTCCTTCGGCGGCTTCAAATCAAATTTTAAAGATTTTACTATTCTTAAATACTAACGGGTGCTCGCCACGGGCGCGAGATACCCGGCGAGTTCAGCCTGGAGGCTCGCAATCTCCGCGATGCGGCCGGCGCAGAGCCCTGCCTCGCGCTCGCTCAGGCGCGGGGCCGTGCTGGCGATGGTGGCCGCCGCGAGGCGTTCGCTGAGTATCTGGTAGAGCGCGCGCGGCACGGGATCACTCACGTGCTGCGTGGCAAAGCTCGCGCGCAAATCGGCCGGCGTGAGCGGCGTGGCTGCGGCGGGATAATAGACGACGCTGGGGCGTTTCATGGGCGATTGGGCCAAAGCATTTGCGTGGTGAGCTTAGGCGGCGGCGTTGGCACCCGGCCCTTGCAACGGGGCGGTGCCAAGGCGGCCGATTTGCTTGTTTTGCTCCTGCGTCACCTGCTGCATAAGATACTTCTGGCGGTTTTCCACGAGGGCGCGGAAGAGTTCGTCTCCTTGGTAGAGCTGCGCGAGCTTGGGGCTCTGGCCGATGTGCTGTTGCATGGTCTGGAGGCGCAGTTGCGCGTTGATCCCCTGCTCTGGCATTTCCGGCTCCACGCCTACGGCCATTTGAGCGAGGTTGTTTTTCTCATCGGAGATTTCCTTTTGCGTCACGTTGGTCTGCGGCTTGATCGCGCGGCGCCCGAGCACAGGATCCAGCGAGTAGGCCGCCCACTCGACGAGCGGGCCCAGATCCAAGATTCCGGCGGGATCGAGCGAGCGCAGATCGCCGAAGGCCTTCATCTTTTTCATGGCAAATTCCATGTTGAGATCGCGGGTGTCGATTTCGATCATGACATCCCATTCGCCGTAGATGTCCTCCGGCTTGAGGGCGAGGCCTTCGCCGCCGGGGCCGGTCACGCGGGCCAATTCCTCCGGGGTGTAAAAGCGGCGGGCTTGGCGAAGCACGGCGCGCATGACTTCGCGCCAGAGGCCCAAAAAGGAATCCACGCCGGCCTGCTGGAGCATGGCGATGCGGTTCGGGTCTTGCTCGGGGGTCTGGCGGCCGGCGTATTCATCAAACTCGCGGCGAGTGGTGGCTTCCATCTCCACGCTGGCATTCATAAACGGCGGCATCTGCACGAGCTCAAAATCATCCATGCGCTGCACGGGGATTTGCGCGTTGGGCCCGAGGATCAGCTCAAAGGCTCCGCGCTGCATGAGGGTCTTGCGCGGGGGCGAGGCCACAAGCTGCGTGTAATTGCACCGCGCGTCGCGCTGGGTTTTGATTTCGTTTTGGTGCGTAGCGAGGGGGCGCGTGAGGCCGCGGCTATCGGTAAGCTGGCGGCCGAGGCGCTCGCGGGGCCGCGCATAGAAGGGGTAACCACCATCGGGATCATCGTAGAGCTCGCACTTGGCGCACGTATCCACGGCGGCGATATTCCACACGGTCATGTACACGCCGGGCACGCCGAGCTCATCGGCTCGGCGTTCATAGCTCCACCAGATTTCGTAGAGGAAATTGTTTTCATTGACCATGCCGCCCGGGCGCGAAATAGAAATCTCCTCAATGGCACTGCGCCAATTCTGATTGCCGATCGTCTGGCCGCGGCCTTGGTCGATCACGGTATCCACCCACGCCTGACTCCATTGCTGGGTGACGACGCGCTCGCGCAGCTCGACTTCGGAAATCCATTCGCGGCGGTGGATGGAGCGGGCGCGCTGGAGCTCCGCGGTGCCCACGGGAAAGAAAATATCCTCCATGTATTTGAGCACTTGCACGCCGGGGCGATTCTCGCGCACGACGGGCACCGGCAACTCGGCCGTACCTTCCTTGCGCAAAGTGCGCACGGCGGTCTTCACGGCGGACGGGGTGACGCCGGGGTAGGCGCGCGTAAGCCAGGCGGTAAATTCACGGTCGCGCAGGGGGTTGAGCGCGAGGTCTTGAAAATCGGCGAGCATGGCGGGCTCCAGCCGGGGATCATCGGTGGGCACTTGGTCGGGATTGCTGGCCCCGGTCACATACAAAATCGCCAAATCGTCAAACGAGAGCACGCGGCGCACGAGGGTGACATCCTGCCGCCAATTGACCTCGACGACGGCCAACGCGGGATCATCCCCGAAGAAATGCTGGGCGGAGAGCTCCACTTCCGTCTCCAGCTCGGCGCGCATTTCGCAATCGCGCAGCCACCGCAAAAGCGAGGAGACGCTGGACGCCTTGGGCGCATCGTTGGGCTCGACGGGGGTGGCTTGCACCTGAGCGCGGAAAAACGCTTGTTTTACAAGGGCCACCTTATCCCCGATGATTGAATCCACGGCGGGGATACGGGCATCGCTCGCGCCTTCGAAGGGCAAGGGGTCTTCGCCAAGCGCAGAGGCGTGCTTGCGGCCATCGGTAGTCTGGCCTGCCCACACGTTAAACCGCACGGCGCGGGCCTCCTCTTGGCGCTGCCAGACGAGGGTGCCATCGGCCATGATGTGCTCTAGCTCGGTGCGCAGTTCGCGGATGTCTTCGGGGTCGCGAGGCAGGTCAAACGGGTCGCTGGGTGTCATGGGTGAGTCTATTCAGAGTGGCGCGGCGTAGCGTCAAGTAGGGAGTGTGGAGCGCTGGGCAGCGGCGTTTTCGCGCACGACGGTGGCGAGATCCACAAGGCCATTCAGGCAATCAAGGTAGCGCAAAATGCGCGGCCGCTCGTAGCGGACCTGCTTGAGCCCGGCAAGACCGCGCACAGGCACGATCGCGCCGAGGCGCTCGGCCTGCGCGAGGGCGCGCACGCCGCCCACAGCTTCGGCCACGCACTTGCGGCGGAGGTAGTATTGCTGCGGGAGGGCGGTGGCGGTGGAGGGCATAAATTTAAGCGGAGGCGGCGGCTTTTTTGGCGGCGTAGCGCACGGCGCGGCGGGTTGCTATTTTTTCACGGTTGGCGGCGGCGTAGGCTGCGTAGTACGCGAGTAATCTTTTACGGTTGGCGACGTAATAGCGGCGGCTAATCGCGTTCGCCTTTTTACGATTTGCGGCCCAGTTGTGGGCGGTGCGTGCGGCTCTCAGTTCACGGTCTTCCGCGCGCTTTGCGGCGGATGCTTGTCTTTCTTCAGTCGTTTTTATTCTAGGCATAGAAATTTTAATACGCGCACACTCCGCGGGTGCGGAACATCTCGGGCTCCACGAAACCGTAGGCGGCTTCGATAAAATAGCGGTCGGGGTCGATGATGTCCTTGAGGGCGTCGCGCTCGCTCGTCATCGGCGGGCCGATGTAGCTGGTGTAGCACGTGCGCGTCTGTATCAGGTCGTCCACGACATACCATTTCGGGCAATTATTAAGGGCGTCCATCGGCAGGCTCTCATCCCACTCCATTGCGGTTTGCAGTTGTTGCAGCCCGTGCTGGATGTGCCGGCCGGGGGCTTCCTCCCAAAACATCCGGGGCAAAGCGATGCGGCCTTTGGCATCGAGGCTCTCGTTGCCCATGAGGTCGATGATGCTGGTGCCTTCCTCCTGGCCGGGGATGCCGGCGCCGCCGAGGCGCGGGTCGATCAAGCGGCGCTCGATGCGCTCGGAGCGGGAGCCGTCCCAGGCGCCGG